TGTCCCTGATATTTGGCTTTTTGGAGCATAATCTCCTGCTGATCAGCACCGCCATCCTGAAGCATCTGTACCTTTTCTCGCTGCGCTCTCATTGCTGTTTCCATCTGTCGCTGTCTCTGCTTTGCCTCATACAGGGTGTATTCCTTACCCCGGAACTCTTTTGGCTTGCTTTCCTTCCGGTTCTGAGCTTCCAGCCATTCATCTGACCAGTTACGCTGTGAAATGCCAGGAAAGAATGGGTAATAAGTATGATAACAATTGGCTCCCAGAAGTCCTGTCACTGTACCAAGTCCACAGACTGAATACAATTGTTCTTTTGTCCACACCTGACCTTGCCATACCGCATGAGTCGGACGAGCTCCGGCATGCCACTCAACCTCAAAATACTCTGTTCCAAGCTTCTGTGCGTTGTACTCAGATATCTTTCCGGTAATTTGACTGACTGCAGTCATGACCGCTCTTCTTGCAGCCACATCAACCCGGTTAGCTCTCCCGGAAGAATAATCAATCTGCCGAAGTCCGCTGTTGGTAAGTTGTGTCACAACTCTACGCAACACACTGTTATAATCAAATGCTCCGGTCACGATATCATAACACGCTGCATCAAGGTATTTAGTATACACTTGAGAAAGTGGCGTCAATACCTTCTTACCATTGCCGTAGTCCAGATAGAAGCCAAGGGAGTTGGTCACATTTTCCAAATCATCAAAACTCTGGTCAATGATTGCTTCTGTAATCTGCTTGATCTGTCCGTTCCCTTCGAATGGTATGTACTCGGCGTTGAGCTGTTCATATATAT